GGAAGATCCCGCAGGCACCGCTCGTGTGTGTGGGAGTCGGGTTGGACGGTGAGCCACCAGTACAGTATGCAAACAACCAGCACAACGTCATCGGGTCATTGAAGGTCAGGGCCACCAAGCACATGCCAGAGAACCCCGTTGCCATTGCACGGATCATCGGATGGGTAGCCCACAATTTCACGTGGTTGTTCCCCAAGTACAAGGAACTGTTTGACGATCTTAAGCCAATGGACCGGAACAAGTGGCTCAGCAAGTACGGCCTGGGAGAGAGGAAGCAGCTGGAAGCGGCCTTCATAAGGGTCGATTCGATGACGCCCGACGAGAAGAAGTTCCTCGTTTCTGGCATGTTCGGCAAGAAGGAGAAGTCACCCTTCTCCAAGAACCAGAAGCAGACGGCCCACAACTCAACTGGACCAGCTGGCGCCTATGATCCCGCGTTCATCAATGTTGATGCGTCCATGCGCGCAATCACCACATCATCCTACGAGTACAAGGTGGCTGTCGGTCCACTTGTGGCAGCCGCTCAGGAGATCTTCGCCATGATCTGGAATGCTGAACACTTCATCTACTATACGTGCGGCTCAACGGGTGAAGTGCTGGGCGAATGGTTCGATAAGGCGCAGCAAGACGCCCCCCACAGCCCTCAGGAGAAGTACGAGTGCATTCACCAGGAAGACGACGCTTCGAAGTTTGACTCGTCCATCGGCATCATGAAGACCGCACTTGAGCTCAGTGTCTGGAAGATTGTCGGGGCGGGGAAATGGATGACGTGCCTGGGGGTCAGTCTGCTCACATTGCTCATCCTCAAGGTCAACGTCACGTCCAAGACGATCCACGGTGATGTTTACAACGTCATTGCCACGCGGAAGTCTGGCGATTACAACACCTCTATCGGCAACAGCATCATCAATGGGCTGGTGGCGATATACAATTGGTGCACCGCGGCAGACGTCACGCCGAGTGATGTGGCACGAGTAAACCATGAGGCGGCCAACTGGGATGACGCCGTCCCCATCCTTGAGTACTCCGATGACGAGGACGACACCCCCGAGCTCCAGGACGGGAAACGAGGAGCAAAGGGCGTCAGGAAGACGGTGCGTTTCGCCGAGGAGACCAGGTATGACATTAAGCGGATGGAGGACATCAACGGCCACGTTATCGTTCCTGGCCGGACCTTCTTTCGCTGCCTGGTCCAAGGTGACGACCGGTACGACATTAGGATGCGGTTACACCAACACCGGTTCTGGGACCCCCCGGCAGGAGGCGACACGCTTGACGAGAAGGGTGTCCCAGCTGGCTGGACCTACGATGATCCGAAGTGGCAGGAGCACCCGGTTACCATGCTCGCGTCCATGGTCAGGACGCTCAGAGGGACGTCGCTAGTCATTTACTTCAAGCAGCTGATCAGAGAGTCAACCAAGCTGGGACTACACCTCATGCTGCAGGACGGGAAACTCAAAGACGGTGACATGCCAAGTGCTGAGATGTCAGGCCAACTCGGGTTTAAGACGAAGACAAAGGTCCATCTGAGACATGAGTACTACAAAGCCGAGTTCTGCTCAAGCCTGTGGTGGCCCACTTCTGATGGCACAGTCTTGGGAGCCAAGGTCGGCAGGCAGTTGTATAAGCACGCCTGGACCGACAAACCCGAGAAGCTCAGGTTGGGCTGGTTGGAGGCAGTGGTGAAATGCAACGCCACCTCGTGGAGGTTTGTTCCTGTTTTGCGGGAAATTCAGTACTACTACAACGCGGGGTTTGCCCGCTTGAACAAGCGGTACGGCGAACAGATGCAAGCCTTCAAGGACGGCACCACCGACAAGAAACCCACACGCCATGCCGAGTACAACTTCACACGAGCCGAGCGAGATGAAGACTTCTATAAGTACCGCAGTACTGTCGCGCATGAAGCCACGGCCGACACCTACCACTTCTTCTGGAAGCGCTACGACCTCAATCCACGGGAGGTCGAGTCAGAACTGGTAGCTCTCTTAGCCGTGCACCGATATGGGCAGGGAATTGCCCACCCCATGCTACTCAAAATCCACAACATTGACAATGCGTAGGTGGTATATGGGTAGCAAACTGGTCGAATATTGGCCGACAACAGCCCCTATATGGTTGACTGTGTGGCCACAAATCCTCAGCCTTCGGAGCCCCAATCGGGGAAGGAAGATGTGTTGAGGTACCGCCATGACGACATTCACGTTCAACATGGTACCGGCTGGGCAGACCATCCCAGCAACCGGCGCAGCTGCGCCGGTAGAGCCCACCACGGCTCGAAACTTCGCCCCTTTCGCAAAGGGCGATTCTACCAGCCATAACCAAGTGGCCAGCGCAACCCCCACTTCTGAGGCGAAGTGGCAGGTTGGTTCTATGCCTCCTTGCACCACCACTGATTTGGAAGAGTTGGTGCAAGAGCCAAAGCCACCTACCAAGAGGTGCCCATGTTACAGTATGGTGTTTTCCCGACACACCGCACTCTGCCCTAGGTGCGGAACGCCGCTGTACCATGCCCGTGTCCATCCAAGCATCCTCCCAACCTCCACATTACGCCTCGTGGGGATTGAGGAGAACCCAGGCCCCATCACCGATGCCCTCCGCAAGTTGAAGTTCCATTTCTACGGGAACTATGGCGGACCAGGGTGGAGCAGTGGCAAGTATACTGATGCTCCTGATTGGAACGTGCCATCAATCGACCAACAAGACGAGGTCTATAAGAAGCACGACTACGATTACGGAAAGATGGACAAGAGCAATGCCGACGCGCTCGCCGTTGAGAGGTTGCGGAAACTCTCCGGTGGGCAAGCCGGCGCGCGTGGACAGCTAGCGGCAGCTGGCTTCCACGCTCTCACATTGGGAGCTAAGGCCGAGAAGCCGACCTATTCCTACCCATGGGAGCAGGACCAGAAGCTGAGCGCCACAAGGGTGCGCCAGAAGAAGGTCCGACTGCAGCAGTATCGTTCCCCGACTGCTGCTGGCGCTGGCGAGCGCAAAGCCACAGACCATAAAGCATCCACCTCGATGACAATGGCTGTGGA